CTCCAATTCCGACTTCAAAATCTTGCCTTGGCCTTGTAATGGGTTGAGCTGCGTTGACGCCATCTCCGACGCTTTGTCCGTGCCTGTTATCGATGCGGTCATATCTCTGACTGCGTCGCCACCTGCCGATAACAAGGCAAGCATACCGGGACCAGCTCTCGCGCCGAATACCTTCATTGCCTGCGAGGTGTCCATACCCGCAGCACCGAGTCTGTCTATTATCGTTGCAAGGTCATTCGTCGCAGGGTTCACATCTTCAAACGACAAACCCAATTCTTCGAACACACCGAGAGCCGCAGACGTCGGGTTCATGAGCGACACAAGCGATTGACGGAGTGCAGTACCTGCGGTAGATCCGTCGTACCCAGCGTTGTATAATACCGACAATGCTCCCGTTACCTCTTCTATCTCGTATCCGAGACTGTTTGCAACAGGCCCGACATAGCCCATTGAGTTTGAGAGCTTCTCCATCGTTGCCATCGAATTGCCGATTGCCGCCGCAAATACGTTCGTGATTCTCTCGGCTTGGTTTGCCTCCAACCCGAACTGGTTTAAGGTTGAGATAACCGTGTCCGTGGTGAATGCAAGGTCGCTTTGCGTTGCCGATGCAAGGTTTAGCGTCGCCTGTATGGAATCCGCCATTTGGTCGACCTTATAACCTGCCGATGCCATATAATAAAGTGCATCCGCCGCATCCGAAGCCGAGAATACGGTTTTACTACCCATCTCTCTGGCAAGTGCGGTCATTCTTGCAAGTTCGTCGCCCGTTGCACCTGTGACCGACGCCGCATTTGCCATTGATTGCTCGAAACCTTGCGAGACCTTGATTGCCGCCGTGCCGAGTGCTACGAGTGGAGCCGTTATGCTTGCCGTGAGTTTTGTCCCCGCTTTCGTGAACGACGCAGACACCTTTTGTATTTTCTTTTGGGCGTCTTGCAAACCTTTCGAGAGCGAGGATATATCCGCCGCAATCTTAACGACAAGGTTTCTTATGACTGCCATATCCCCACCCCCTTTTAATTGATAATAACGCCTTTCTCCGCCGCCATTGCTTTTAGGATTGCATCGCTTTTACTGCTCGTTTTTCGGTTCGGTTTCTTCCTCGCCTCTTTGAGCAGTTTTTCGAGCCGTGGCAGTTTTTTCTGCCGGGCAAGTGCTTCGGTGTGCCATGCAAGACACAGCAAGTTTTCAAACTCCGCTTGCTCGGCTTTCTTTTTCTGCTTTGCTATCAACGAAAGTTCATAAGGTGTGTACTCGCCCACAATAAGCGGATCGACGCCCCACTCTACCACGGCTTGGTCGCACAATGCGAATAAATCAAAAGCGGCGGTTACTCTTCCCCCTGCGTTTCGGGTTTCTCCGTTTTCTCTCCGCCGAACGCTTCGGTCAATGCCTCGCCGAGCTTCTCTGCTATATCGGTAAGGTTCGAGTATTCGTCTATAAGGTCGCCGACCTTTTCAATGGTCAACGTCTTGTCTTCGTGATACAATCCGCCGTACACGATGGCAAGTAAATCTCTGATGCCGACCTTATCAAGGTCAAGCGCAAGAATGGACTTACCCGTAATTGTTTCTATTTTCGCAAGGGCATTCATCCCGTAACGAAGTGTCCTCGGTTTGTCGAGAACGATAGTGATTCCTTTCTTCATATTTCCCTCCGATTATTCGCCCTTTTCAAAGGAGAGCGCACCCGTTCCCGTGAATTCGATGCTGATAGACACAACGTCGTCAACGGGATCTTCAATGGAAAGGCTGTTTATGTAAGCCTCGCCCTGATAGTAGTTCGTTCCGTCCACATAAAGTTTTACCGTTACCGTCGTACCGTTGAGAAATGCATCTTGCAATGCTTTCTGCCCCTCGGTATCCACGGGTACTTCGTAGTCGCCCTCGCTTGATGCCGACCATTCTTTCAATCCCGTTATATAATTCTTCCAATCGTCGCCCAATGCCGTCGTTTCAAGCGTATCCAAAGACAGTTCGATCGACCAGTTCTTTATACCGACCACTTTCTTCGTGGTTTCCGCGCCGATGACTACTTTTCCGTTCTTTCCTGCTACAGCCATATTGCCGTTTACCTCCCTATTTTTCGTTAAAATGAAATTCGAATTCGATACTCGACATATATTCGTCCGTATCGAACTTCAAAGCGGTGTTTCCGTTATATTCGCAATCCGACTTTATCAACACCGCTTGTATAAATAGCCCGCACATATCCCCATGGTAATCTTGAAAAACTCGCTTTACTTTTCGGGACAGTTCGCGGGATTTTTTGTACGTCGTATCGTGGCATACAAACTGTATCGTCTGCCTTACGTACCCCGTATCGCCTTGTAATGCGGAGTCATAATTGGCAAGCACAGGCGTGTACACAATGGCAGGCAACGGCGCGTCTTCGGGAAGAACGATAGGATATATACGGTCGCATACATATCGGTAGATGTTCTTATCCGAACACAGCCGCTCGTACACTGCTTGACATATATCTTTCATAATTTCCTCCCTAACGCCCTTGAAATCTCTGACACTATCGCATCGTTTATTTTGGTTTGATTATCATCCACAGCGTTCCGTAAAAACGGATTAGCGGGTCTGCCTCGACTACCAAGTTCGACATGCGTACCATATTTGAGAGACTTATCATAGTCTACTTGCACAGTTGCTTTCACTGCCGTTGCTTTACCTTCCGTAAGATGCAAACTTTGCTTTAATGTCCCGCTATCTACCGGGCAATTCCGCTTAGCATCTTCGAGTGCTATTTTACCGCCAGCTTTTGCTCCCTCCATCATCACATCTGTTGCCGCATCTTCCATAGCCTTTAAGTTCTTGACAAGTTTACTTGCTCCTTCAACTGTGGTTTTGACTTTCCGCTGTCTTGCGCTGTAACTCATCGCTTACCATCTCCTTGCAATTAAGAATTGTCATGTTGTGAGCAGTCCTATGGTCTGCTATTCCCATAATCTCGTATAATTTTTCGCCGTATCGTATACGATTCATAACGCTTATACCTGCATAAAATCTTACAGTTATCTTCGTTTGATTTTCCGCATTGACTTGTTGTTTTGCAAAAAACTCTGTTCCATTACTAGGTTCAATCTTTGCCCATATTCTGCCGACGGGCAACCACTCTCCGTCAACTCCACCGTAATCGTCTCGTTCCTCAAAAAACTGTAAGACTTCCACCCGTCTATTCAATTCCCCTATATTCATTAAAACCTGTCCTTTCGATATGCAAACAGCATTCGCCGTATGAGATCAAGCGTCTGAGACATATCCAATCCCGACTTATCCTTGGACACTTGTCTTTCTTCATACAATGTCGCTACCAATACGCAGATTGCCTGACGGATAGTTTCGGGTAACGGCTCATACTCAGCAAGCGGTCTACGAAGTATATCCTCAGTGAGCTCGCTTGCCGTATTTATAAGAGATTGGATATATTCGTCTTCGTCATCCGCATCTACTCGTAAAAAACTCTTAACTTCATTAAGTTCTATCATCTGGTATACCTCGGATCTCCTTGCACTGATACTATCAAGCCGTTTACTATTGACGCCGTAACCTTTGTGGCGCATAACCTTACTCTATCCATAGCAGTATTTTCTAGCAAATCTACATCTATTCGATATCTTGCATCCGAATCTTTGCCAATGGTCATTCTATCGCTTTCTAATTTTTCAAGCATGTTATCTACGACTTTATAGAAAGGAATATTTTGCCACTCTTCGCTTTCTCCACACTTGCCTTGCACTGTAACAGTAATCTCTCCGTTTATACCACTGCCAGAAAATACAAGAAAGTCCACATACCTGTAGTTGTTAAGAAAAATAGGCTCGGACTGTGTCTCGCTTGAGAATATAGTTCCGAGTCCTTTTATTTTCTCTATTGGATTTATTATTGACGTCATATCAATTCCTCTTTGCAAGTCCTACAAACGGAGATACCGTAGAACTTCCCTTGTACGGAGTAAGCGGTTTATTCCAAATAGGCTGACCGTCACAACGATATATAAAGCGAAACACATTTTCATCATATAAAAATCTTACGTGGATTGATGACGCCGCTTTTACTCCGCCTTTATCTATCATTAGATACTGACTTATATCCGCAAGGATAATATCCCCCAACTCTCCCGCGGCACTGCATTGTTCAAGCGGAACAACGGGACGGCCGAACAGTGTGCCATAAGGTTTTTCAGACAGTCCGCCCGCAGGTATATACACAGGTTTATCTCCTAATTTCAAAGTGTAGAGATACGGCTCCAACTCTTGGTTTATATACCATACCGAATTCGCTCTTGACCTTGCCCACAGTCTGTTCCACATTTTTATAAGGTTTTCAACGGTGATTTTATCCGTTTGATTTGTTTCTTTTGCTACCGTTACCAATGCTCCGCTTTTGAGTATGCCTAACGGTTCGCCGCTACCCGATCCCGAAAGAATTGCTTCGTCTATCTTGAAACCGAACTCTTCCGCAAACGCTTGACGGATTACCGATTCCAATGCCGATGCGTCTTGCAAGAGTTCATCGGTCGCATAGCAAAGTCCAGTCAACTTCTTAAGAGACAAATCCATTTGTCTGAATTTCGGCTTGCTACCCGTTAGTTCTGCCGCCTCCGACTCCCAATACGTTTGAACGCCACCCCATCTCGAACCGTTGGCTCTCGAATCTTCGTCAACCGCATTTATCTTCAAGCCGTTGCTGTTGGTTGTTATCGGTATGCGCTTTACACGGCTTGCGAGTATACCCGTCTCATACGTGCGCTTGAGAAGTTCGGACACAAAATCTTGCTGAACCAAAAATCCGCCATCGGACGGATTTGTCTCGTTAAGTCCGCTTGCCGCGCGAGTCGTAAGACGCTCGTCTATTCTGCCGCCGGGAGCTGCCGCCCTATATGCCGCCATAAGTTGCTCGCCAAAAGAATTGAATCTTTTCTCTTCCGTTTTCGTTGGACTCGGCTTTACTTCGGGATTTTCAACTCCCCTGTCTTCGGGTTCGACCGCCAACAATCGTTCCGCTCTGCTTATACTTTCATCCCAAGAACGAATATCCTTTTCATATCCGTCAATTTCTTTTTGTTCGTCTTCGCTCAAGTAGCGATCCTCATTCTCCGCTTTATTCAAGACAGCCATTGCTTTAAGTCTGGCGTCTTCTCTTTTTGCTTTCATTTCTAAGACCTTCTTAATAGTCATATAATATCCTCCAATTAAATATTTTTGAACTTTATTTTCAAGTTCCTAAGTTTTGCCTGCTCTTTTGCTTTTTTAGCTGTTCTTTCGTCAGCCTCCGCTTTACTGCGCTGTTCGGCTTTATATCCGTTGTATTCTTCCATCGCTCTTATCCCCACATCTGTGGCGGTATAGGCTGGGAATGTTACGGGACTTACATCAAACAGCTTAACTTTGCAAATCTCTCGCACATCCATTCCGTTTTCCGTTGACCACTTGTCTTCTTCTACAATAAATCCTATCGACATCTGTGTTATATCTCCGCGCCTAATACTAGACTGCAAGTCCTTTGCCCATGTTGTATCAGGCGGAGTTATACGAACACGTAGTCCTATATCATCTTCTGCAAGTTCAAGCGTACCTGCCCTATTACGTCCTAGTACATAATTCGGATCGTGATTAAACAACGCTCTGATGTCGTCTTTGGCAATACTTTCAACAAATGACCTTTTGCGTACTATTTCCTTAAACGGGAATATTCCTCCCAGTGTTTCCGACCACGAATCAAATACCGCTGCATGTCCTTCGATTATAGGGATACTATCATTCTCAGCTATTCGCAGTTCCTTCATTGGCAACATTCGAAGTTCCTTCTTACCCTTTTCCATCGCTACCTCCTTTTTCTTTCCTAACTGCCACCGTAGTCATATTTCCATTGACAAGATACTCGTCTCCGCCTTGCTCCTCGGGTATAGGCGGTAAGTCTTCCAATCTGCGTATATCGTTTGCCGAAAGCCACCCATTCTGCCGCCCTATGGCATACCCTTCCATTCTCGATTTATAGTCTCCTCTCAATAATCCGTCTACATTGAATTTTGCAAAATATATAAGCCGTTCTCTCTCATCTAAAAGCGAACGGCTTATTTCTTGTTCCCAACGCACAAGCCAAGGACGGATCGTGTGCTGTACAAATTCAATTGATTGGTGTTCTATATTGCTGAATGTTGCCCTTTCCAAGTCTCCGATTAAGTGAGGCGGAACTCGAAAGATTCGGCATATCTCATTGACTTGGTATTTACGAGTTTCTAAAAACTGTGCATCCTCTGGAGCGATACCGATAGTGTGATATTTCATTCCTTCTTCAAGCGGCACATACTTTGCCTCCTGAGTTTTGGCATTTACCAAAATGTATCCAGGAATGCCTTCTGAGCTTGCTTTCCAATATGCAAATATGCCGTTATATTTGATGCTGGAAATGCGGTAGTACTCTCCATTTACCTCGATCAGGTCATACTCGTCATCAGCTTCATACCAGCTTGCATGCTTGATAGTTCCGATAGTTCTGTCTCCCAGTCTCTGAGCAGTTTTCATGTCAACAATTACAGCTTCGTTACTCATCTGCGGAATATCTTTTTCAAAATTGCCTTCCTCTATTTTTATGAGGTTAGCATATTGCTCCGCATGAGTACATTTCCATCCCGGTATTGATGTAACAAACATAACAACAACAAATACTCCTGTAAGAATCCCACATATTATTCCTATTATGGGTTTCTCATCTTCGTATGTTATTTTGTTGTATATTATTTGCATAACACATGCCGCAATGGTAAAGACAATTCCAATCATTATCCAGAACCACCACCAGCCACTCGAATGAATGGTCTGTGCGGGTAACGTCAGATAATTGACCAGAAGACCGATAATCAAGCTGATAATTGCTGATACGCCGATTATTATTGCCCGGCGCACTAATGCTGCTCCATTGAGCTGGATAGATGTACTTTTTTTCTCTTTCAT